AAGAAATGTCAGGATTGAATGAAATTATTTCAAGACAAGTAGAGCAAAAATTATTGAATCCTCATCCTGAAGTTGTAGATCAAATAAGAAATGGATGGGTTGATTTTAAAATTGCAAATCCAAATGCTCAAATTGATTTAGCTACTTATGCTCAACAAACAATACAACAAACAGATGAATATAAAACTATTTATCAAATGAAACCAGCTATGTTTTCTCCAGAAGAATGGCTTTCTCAATATGTAACTCCAGTTGGGCAAGTTATGTCTGCAGGAGATCCTAACTATACTTCAATAGTAGGAGCTTCAGCTGCGTTAGGTGGAAGTCCAAATGCTGCAGGTACTGCTGCATTCTTTGGTTCTCCTGAAGTTGCTATGTCTGATACATATACGAAAACAGTTAATAGCACAGCTGAAAGATTAGGAAAGATACTGTAATGGCTATTAGATTTGGAAGAGGATTAAGCATAGAAGGACGTTCTGCAAGTAAAGTTATTCAAGAATCTAGAGATAGAGTTAAAAAGAGAATTGAAGATGAAGTTAAAATTGCACCTCGTGGAACACCTATTGAAAAAATAATAAAAAAAATAGAGCCTGAAATTGTTGAACTTGAAGAATCTATTAAAGAGGATGAAGGTTGGGGTGGACCAGGTAGTTTACCTTCTCCTGATGACCCTAAGCCAGAAATTACTGTAGGTGAACCAGGTAGTTTACCTTCTCCTGATGACCCTAAGCCAGAAAAGATACCATTAGATGAAGAAGGTCCTCAAAATCCTGATGATCCAGTATCAGAAGGTGGTGCAGGAATTGTTGAAACAGAGGTAGGTCAAGTTGACCCAGCAACAGTTCAACGAGTTTACGATGGTCTTGAATTTGATTGGGCTCCAGGTATCCCTGTACATGAAGTTATTGCTAATGCTTCTGCTTATGATCCTATTGATGTTGAGCCACTAAAAAAACAACCTGAATATGTAGCACCAATTGACGATGACGAAACAAAGAAAAAGAAAGAAGTCGGATTAGAATTTAAATACACCAGTAATGTCCCTAAATTACAACCTTTCGCTCAAGGTGGAAGATGGTTTAAGGTATCAGGATATCCAGGATTAAATAATGCTTACTTTGTTGAGTATGATTTACCTGGTGGTAACACAATTGCTTACTTTGCTACAAGAGAAGATTTAGATAAATTAAACGGAATAGGTCCAGGCAAAGAACCTCAATTATCTGGTGAGCTTGATTACAACCAATTTAGAACTCAAAGTGGAAGATATTTTGGTGGAGAAATTGGAGAAGTTGTGGGAACTCTTGAAAATTATTCAACAAGAATAGAAAGAACTTTATTATCTCCAGAAGGAGATTTACTTCTACCAGAATGGGCTGATAATAGTCCAGAAATGAAAGATTTATTTTATATAGGTGTATCTGAAAGTTGGTCGGATGATAAATTCTTAAAAGAAATGTCTAAGACGCAAGCGTTTCAAACTAGATATCCTGCATATCAAGATATGCTTACTTTAACTGGAGGAAATCACGACGATGCTTTAGTAAATTATAAAGCGTATGAAGAGGAAGTAAGAGTTTTAAATAATAGATACGGTGAAGAATATGATGTAACTGAAATAGTAAAACTTGGGATACAAAAAGGTTATACAGTAGAAGATTTAAAAGCAACATATGATATTTTTGAAAGAGCTGAGAAAAATGCTGATGCACTTATCGCTTTCCAAGGTGTCATTGATGCAACTGAAGGTGTAGATTTTAATATTTTAGACCCTCAAAGTATAGTTTCTTTCTTTAGCGGTAGTGCTCCTACAGAAATTTATGATATCTATGAAGCTTCATCTATATCTGAACAAGCTACAAAATTCAACCTAGACAATCTTTCTGTGGATGAGGCTTTAGAAATAGCTAGGAATACACCAGGACAATTAACTGACCAACAAATTTCTGGTGCTTTGAAAACTTCTGCTCAAACAATAGCTAGATATAGAGATTATATAGATTTAGGTTTTTATGGTTTGACTCTTGATGATATAACTAATGCCGCTTTAGGTTATACAAAAGCTGGAGGCTTAACTGAAATGGAAATAGCAACTGCTTTTGGTAGAATATTAGCAACTGACGAAAATGTTAAAAACTTAACTTCTGGTATTTCTGGAAGTAATTTCCAAAAAGATAGACAAATTAGATCAATTGGCTAGACTTATTGTATTAAGCGATTACTCGAACCGCTTAATCGAAATAACTGGCTTCGAGTTTATAATAAAAGTATAAGTAGCCACTCGATCCCTCTAAGAGTGCGTAGACATAAGAGGAGTAATAATGTCAATAGAACAAGAAGGAGCTGGTTTGTCAAACGAAGAATCAATTTCAAATGTACGTGATGCTTTAGATAAAGCAACAGCGGACAAAACTACATTACAAGAACAATTAACTGAAGTTTCTGGGGAATTAAAAGGCATGAAAGCTAAAGAAGCTTTTAGAGCTGGGGGATTCCAAGATTCTCACGCAGATTTGTTTATTAAAACAAATCCTGAAGCTGAGATAACAACAGAGTCAATTAATGAGTTCGTGAATAAATATAGTTTAAGTCCTGCGGAAGTGCCGCAGCAGACATCAGAAGCATTAACCGATATGGGTAATGTTGCTCAAACTTCCCCTCAGTCTGGAGTTGTTGGAACAGCAGAAGCTGCGAAAATGACAAAAGCTGATTATAAGAAGTTACAAGTATCTGATCCAACTGCAGCGCATCAAGCTTTACTTGAAGGTAAAGTACAAATGAGAGAAGACAATTACGTAGCTAACCAGACTTTTAATCAATAAAATTATTAGAAGAAAGGGAGTGACTATTAATGGTCGACTTTACAAGTAACGATACAAATACCACTACGTATGATGATACTGTTTATTCAGCTATCATTAACGATGATATTTTAGATGCTTTACAAGCCGCTGTTGTAACACCTCCACTTCTAGCAATGTTCGATTTATCAGGACAGCCATCTAAGGCTGTCGATATTCCAATAGCTGATGCAGAATCAGCAGCTGCTGTTTCAGAAGGTGCAGAGTTAGCTAACACAGCTCTCTCCACAACTAAAGCAACACTGACTGCTTCTGAAGTCGGAATCATGGCAACTATCACAGACGTATTAGACGTATCTTCTATTGCGGCTACCCGTGGCGCTCAAATGAGACAAATGGGTAACGCTGTAGCACAAAAGATTGACGTTGATATCTGTGCTCTATTATCAGGTTTCGGAACAGCTGTAGGATCAACTACTGCGAACCTAACACTTGCGAACATATTTTCAGCAATATATTCATTGGAGCTTGCAAATGCTCCAGGACCATATGTTGGTGTATTACACCCAGTTCAAATTGCTGACTTGAGAACAGCTGTAGAAGCCTCAAGTTCAGGAATATTTACTGGTGGTTCCGTAAGAGGAGGTTCAGGCGAGATTGGAACAAACGAAGATACCGGATTTTTTGGTAGCTTTATGGGTATTGATTGGTATCAATCAACTAACGTTCCTACCGCTAACTCCGCCGCTGACCGTGCAGGAGGAGCATTCTCTAAAGATTATGCCCTTGGTATGGTTCAGAAGTGGCCTGCAAAGACTGAAATAATGAGATGGGCACCTATTAGAGGGTTCGTCGTAGTTGTTTCATCTATGTATGGTGTAGGAGAAATCGTTGACAGTGCTGGTGTGGAAATCACAACAGACGCTTAGAAGCGTAAAGTCTGGATAGGCAGAAAGATTTATTGTCGTGTGTTCCTATCAACACACACGACAGAGGAGAACAAATGGCAGAAAGTAAGAAAAGAGCTAGGAAAGATGATGGGACATTTGAAAAAGATGATCCTACCACTCCAGATGTAAATGAAGCTTTTGAACAACCTGGTGTTGAGACTAGTCAACCTAAACCAGAGTATGTTAAAACTAGAAAGTTTAAAAAAGTTGAATTGAAATTTACCGAACAAGGTAAATATGCAGATGGAAGAAAAGTACCTTGGAAGAATATGAAGGTTATGAAAGCTATACAAGTAGATCCTGATGGATTAATTACAGGAAACGTAGTGCAACTACCTTGGGAAGCAACTGTTAACAATGGTGTAGCAGGTGCTCCTGAAGATCAAATAGGTCTTAAAAAGTATGAGAGAAAAGGATTTATCTTTTGTGTAGAAGCAGACGGTACACCTATATTCTCAACACTTTGGGATGATTGGTCAGAGTATGATGCAGCATATGAAGCTTCAATAAGACATAGAAACCAAGGAGAGTCTGGCAAGTTTGGGCAAAATGCAACAACTAGCAAGACTATGAGCGGTGTCTAAAAAAAAGAAAAAGAAAGAATTAAAAGACGCATCTAAATTGATGGAGGATTCCTTCGGTTTAGATAAACACCTTAAACCTAGAGCTTCCGATTTAGGTGAAGAAGATCTAGGTGACGGTATGTTTCAGAAGAGAGTCCGAGTTCATAGAGATGCGTCTGGTGAAGTAAGTCAGCTATTAGATGCTGATGCACCTTTAACTAAAGCTGAAGAATTAGCTGAAATGGAAATTTATAGGAAGGTTCTAGAGCAACCTCCTGTAATAAAAAATGTTCCTAGAACAGATAAAGGAAAAGTTATCCATATACTTGCAACTCGTCTATTTCAAGACTATGTTAAGAATGCAAGCAATATGACAAGGCCCAATCCCTTGAGAGACGGAATACCTGGTTGTGCATGCCCAGTGAAAAGTAAAGTTGGTTGTGTGGATTGGTGCGGTCAAGATAAGCTTGGTCCGAGGATAAGGACGGCATCTGCACAAGAGGTATACGATTGGATAGTAGAGATGGTTAAGCGTAGAGCTAACATAGTAGACTCTTCAAAGAAGAAGGGTAAGTAATGGCTTCAGCAGCTGTTGTTAGACAACGTGTTAAAGATTATCTTTATGGTTCTGATTATCTCAAAAGACCTTTCACCGATTTCTTAAATCAAGATGGAACTGTATCTAGTTCAGATACAGTTATAACTGTTTCAAATATCTCTAGCTGGGGAGTTGGAGATATTGTAGAGTTCAATACAGGGGAACAAGCTTATATTAAAAATGTTTCTTTAGATAACAATAGATTTACAGTAGCTAGAGCTTGGAATGGTACTACAGCTGCAACAGTTACTGACTTAACAGCTATAGAGAAAAATCCAAGATTCACTTATGCACAAATTGATAATGCAGTTGGATCAATTATTGATGAACTATATCCAGAAGTTTATATTTTTGGTACTGGAAATGCTACTGCAAATAACAGTAGTTGGTACTACACAACAAACGATACAGGATTGAAAGAGATTTTATCTGTTTATTATCCTCGTTCTGGTTCTCTAGGTAACAATGAACCTTGGGTTATCAACACCTGGAAGATGAACAAGCATATGCATACATCAGGTTTCGCTAATGGTATAGGTCTAACAATGTGGGATTATGGTGAGTTATCTCACGGAGATACTTTTTATTATACTTTCAGAAAAGAAATTGGAGCAACAACAGACTTAGAAGATAGACAAGTTGAGCTAGTTGTCTTAGGTGCTGTGTTTAAACTGATGGGATCTACAGTCCCACCAGCTACAAATGCAACTAAGGACACAAGACAAGTAACTCAACCTGGACAGGAAGTAAGAGACTCTAACTGGTTTTTATCAGAATATTTGAGAGCTAGAAAAGAAGAGAATATGCGACTTAAAGAAGAGGAGAGGTTCGTACTAACAAGTCGACAAACTAGAAAACAAAGAACATATCGTGATTGATGGATACTTTCACGTCAAACTTGGAACCTACAAGTACCGTCTTGCTTCTAGTTCTGACGACCAACATTATAGCGCTCGTCTGGTTCCGCTAAATATATCTAACGCTCAAGTAGTACAATCCTCTGATCCAAAGTATGATTTAAGACCTGATACTGCTGTATGGGAAATGACTGATTGGTCTGGTGGTGAAGGTACTAAAAAGTTTGATAATGAAACTGGTAATGAATACGATCTAAGTTATAACATAGATGCATTACATACGCCAGGAAGTAT